AAGGTGCTAAGACTACAGACGGCGCACCGAACTACATCAGTGACGTAATCAACAATCAGTCTAACTATGTCTACAACCCATACTTTGGGGATGACTCTGCATTTGGTGCAACTCACAATAACTTCGCTAAGAAGTTTGGTGCTCAACCTACTGTTGATTCCGCTGAAGACTACTCTAACTCTTTCAAACCGTCAACATTTGGTACTGATTGGACTAATGATCTTTCTAAGATTAAACTAGGTGGTGGTGCAGACGGTGGTGCTATCGGCACTTCTGAGTACGCTACTGGTTTTGATCTGTTCGAAGATACTGAAACTGTACAAGTCGATATGTTAATCGCACCTTTGCATCCTAACAAGACTGACGGTAACACCGTTGTAAATGATCTTGTTTCTATTGCTAAAGGTCGTCAAGATTGTGTTGTAACTACTTCCCCCGATAGAGCTGCTATCACAGGATCTGCTCCTGTAACTGGCACTACCGATTTTGCGAGTGGTTGTACTCGATCATCATACCTAGTTATTGATAATAACTTCTTGAAGGTATATGACAAGTACAACGATGTGTATGTTAACATCCCTGCTAACTCATCAACTGCTGGTCTATTCGCTGGTACTGATGCAGTAGCTGCACCTTGGTTCTCTCCTGCTGGACAGAGACGAGGTAACTACTTAGGTGTAACAGACATTTTATCTAACCCTAACAAATCGCAGAGAGATACTCTGTACAAAGCAGGCATTAACCCAATCGCCAATATTCCAGGCAGTGGTGTTATCCTATTTGGTGATAAGACTTTCGAAAGTCGTCCAAGTGCATTCGACCGAATCAACGTTCGTAGATTGTTCCTTGTACTAGAAAGACAAATCGCCTTAGCTGCTAAAAACGTAATGTTTGAGTTCAATGATGAGTTTACTCGTTCTGAATTTGTTAACATCGTAGAACCTTTACTTCGTGAAGTACAAGGTCGAAGAGGTATCACTGACTTCCGTGTCGTTTGTGACGAAACAAACAACACACCAGCAGTCATTGATAGAAATGAATTTATCGCTTCAATCTTCATCAAACCCGCTCGTTCAATTAACTTCGTAACGTTGAACTTCGTTGCAGTTAGAACTGGTGTTGAGTTTGAAGAAGTAGTTGGCACGGTATAGAGGAGATAAGAAATGGCTGTATTAGGTGTAGATGACTTTAAGTCGAAACTCCGTGGTGGAGGCGCACGTCCCAATCTCTTCAAGGCAACATTGAACTTCCCTGCTTACGCTGGTGGTGATGTAGAATTATCATCATTCTTGTGTAAGACAGCGGCATTACCTGTGTCAGAAATGGCACTGGTAACTGTTCCGTTCCGTGGCCGCCAATTGAAGATTGCGGGCGATCGTACTTTCGCTAACTGGACTGTAACCATTATCAACGATACTGATTTCAGTGTTCGTGATGCTATGGAACGTTGGATGAACGGTATCAACGCACACGCTGCGAATACTGGTTTCTCTAACCCTGTAGATTACGAAGCGGATCTATCCGTTGATCAACTAGACCGCAATGGAGATGTATTGAAAACATACAACTTCCGTGGTTGTTTCCCGACCAATGTGTCGGAGATTGCATTGTCTTACGAGACTAACGATGTGGTCGAAGAGTTTACTGTAGAATTTGCTATCCAATATTGGGAATCAAATACTACTAGTTAATTCTGGTATAAGTAATGAATGGAAGGGGGGAATTGTCTCCCCTTTCATTTTACTATTAAGGTTTTGAGGTTTTTAAATGGCAGACGAGAATAACGGTTTAAAACTCTTTGGGTTCGAACTCAAAAGAGCGGAGAAAAAACCGAAAGAGAAAGAAAAACTACAATCTATTGTACCAACGGCAGATCCCGATGGTGCTGGATATGTAACTGCCTCTGGGTCACACTTTGGTTCGTACATCGATATGGATGGTGCGGATGCAAAGGACAATACCCAACAGATTCAAAAGTATAGGGGTGTTGCACAACATCCTGAAGTCGATGCAGCTATCGAAGATATTATCAACGAGTCAGTGTCTGGTTCCGAAATGGAATCACCTGTAGAACTCGATCTCGATAACGTTAAGACATCTGACAAAATCAAAAAACTAATGGTTGAAGAGTTTGATGCCATATGTGGTATGTTGAACTTCAACGAATTAGGTCACGATATTTTCCGTTCATGGTACGTAGATGGTCGTTTGTATCATCACCTAGTCGTGAACGAAGCGAACATGAAGATGGGTATCCAAGAGATCAGACCCATTGATGCAGCTAAGATGCGTAAGGTTCGAGAAGTTAAGTATAAGAAAGATCCTGTAACTAATGCAAAGGTTGTAGACAGAACAGATGAGTTCTATATCTACCAAGAGAAAGCAGGACAACAGTCTGGTGTTAAACTAAGTCCAGATTCAGTATCCTATGTTACTTCTGGTCTACTAGATCCTTCTAGAAAACGTGTAGTATCTTTCCTACACAAGGCAATCAAACCAATTAACCAGTTGCGTATGATGGAAGATTCATTGGTAATCTACCGTCTCGCACGTGCGCCTGAACGCAGAATCTTTTACATAGATGTCGGTAACTTGCCTACACAGAAGGCAGAGAAACACATGAAAGACATCATGTCTCGTTATCGTAACAAGTTAGTATACGATGCGAACACAGGTCAATTGAAAGATGACCGTAAACATATGTCTATGTTGGAAGACTTCTGGTTACCACGTAAAGAAGGTGGTCGTGGTACAGAAATCTCTACACTGCCTGGCGGTGAGAACCTTGGACAGATTGATGATATCATCTACTTCCAGAAGAGATTGTATCGTGCGTTGAACGTACCTCTATCACGTCTAGAACAAGAGGCACAGTTCTCTCTAGGTCGTGCAACAGAGATCAACCGAGACGAAGTTAAGTTCCAGAAGTTTATTGACAGACTGAGAAAACGCTTCTCTAATCTGTTCCTACATATTCTAAAGAAACAACTAATCCTAAAGGGTATTATTACTGAACAGGATTGGGAAGAGTGGAAGAATGACATCACGGTAGACTATATCCGTGACAACCACTTCTCTGAACTCAAAGAAGCAGAGGTTCTACGTGAACGTCTACAGACTATGGATCAAGTATCTCAGTATGTTGGTGAGTACTTCTCTAAAGAGTGGGTTTGGAAAAACGTATTACAAATGCAAGAGGACGAGGTTGAGAATATCCTGAAACAAATCGCAACCGAAGCCAATGCAGAAACAGGTAATGAAGACGAATTTTAATTGGAGAAAATCATGAGTGAAGCAGAAGCAACTGAAGTAGAAGTACCTGAAGTTGAAAAGACACAGATGGAATTAAACCTCGATAATTTCGTGGACGCTATTCAAGCGACCAACTATAATCAAGCAGGCGATCTATTCAACGACATGTTGGGTAGTAAGTTACAGGATGCTATGGATGCCGAGAAGGTTGCGGTAGCCGCAGACATCTTCAACAACAATGACGAAGACATCGATATCGAAGATCTTGAACTAGATCTTGAAGATGACGTAGAAGAAGATACCGAGGTTGAGTCTGAAGAAGTTGAAGTTGAAGAAGAACCCGAAGAAGATATTTCTTAATAATATTTTAATCTAAGAAACTTTATTTGTATAAATAAATGTACAAACAAGGAAAAAACTTATAGTGAAAACATTTAAACAGATTCGAGAGAAAACTAAACCCAAGTATAAGGGTGAGGTTGTTTACTCAGCAAAGACTACTGGATCTGTTAAAGTACCAGTCGCCATCGTAAAGGAACCTAAAGGTTTCTGTGTGTATATTGACGGTGACAAACTAGACGTTTTCAAGAAACAGTCTGAGGCAATGAAGACGCTTGAAGGACTACAGTAAAATCACTTGGTGGTAAAATCAAATGAAGTTAATTAGTGAATTTAAAGAAAGCGATCTTGAGTGTATCGTAGAGAAGAAAGAAAATGGCGATAAGAATTATGTCATTGAAGGAATCTTCATTCAAACAGAATCAAAGAATAGAAACGGACGTATTTACCCTAAACCAATTATGGAGAAGGCAGTAAATGCATACGTTGAAACCCAAGTTAGTAAGAAACGTGCGGTAGGTGAATTGAATCACCCTGAAGGGCCCTACGGTTAACTTGGATAAAGTTTCTCACCTCATCACAGATCTTCGTTTCGAAGGTAATGATGTGGTAGGAAAGGCACAAATATTGGATACTCCAATGGGTAAGATTGTTAAAGGTCTCCTTGATGGTGGTGTACAACTTGGAGTGTCAACTCGTGGAATGGGAAGTTTGGAACAAAAAAATGGCGCAATGTACGTCAAAGACGACTTTATTCTTAACACGGTAGATATCGTGCAAGACCCCTCAGCACCTGACGCTTTTGTCAATGGAATTATGGAAGGTGTAGATTGGGTTTGGAATAACGGCATTTTGGAACCCCAAATTATTGAAGATATGGAGACAGAAATTAAAACCGCACCGAAAGCATTTCGACCAGAAGTGCAGATTCGGGAGTTTAAGAATTTCCTCTCGTTAATCAAATCTAGTATGTAAGGAGTCAATAATGACTGAAGAAACCAAAGTCGAAGTTGAACTTCACGATGAAATTGATAACGAAATCGTGGAGGAAACTCTCGAAGAAGCACAAGCACCTGCGCCTAAAGGTAAGGCAGACGCTGCTCCTGTAACGGAGCCAGAGTCTATCGCATCTGTGGATAAGGCTGCCGATGCTACTAAACAGGCACCTGTACCTAAGACTAAAGCTGGTATGATTAGTGCAATGTATGGTAAACTTAATTCTATGAAGAAAGTAGACCTACAAGCATCATACGGTAAAGTAATGGGTGAAGACCTAGAAGTAGCAGGAGAGACTGTTGCAGAAACTATCGATACAACTTCCGAGTTGGATGCGTTGGTAGAATCTGAAGCAACTCTTTCTGAAGAGTTCAAAGAAAAGACTGCTGTAATTTTTGAAGCTGCTGCTGTTAAGTCTAAACTATCTGAAGAAGTAGATCGTTTAGAAACTCAGTACAAAGAAGAACTATCTGAAGAAGTATCATCTATTAAAGGTGACCTTGTTGAGAAAGTAGATTCTTACTTAAACTACGTAGTTGAGTCTTGGATGGACGAAAACAAAGTAGCGGTACAGAACGGTCTCCGTACTGAAATTGCCGAAACATTCATGGACAAAATGAAAGACCTATTCACTGAGTCTTACATTGACGTACCAGAATCCAAAGTTGACCTAGTTGACGAATTAGCAGAACAAGTATCTGAGTTAGAAGAAAAACTAAATGCTCAGACTGGTGATGCGATCAAACTAAGCGAAGAACTAGAAGTACTACAGCGTGATGCTATCATCGCTGAAGCATCTCGTGGTCTTGCTGACACCCAAGTAGAGAAGTTAAAAGGACTTGTAGAAGGTATTGATTTTGACGAAGACACATTCGCTCAAAAAGTTGGTATCATCATTGAGTCACACTTCGCTAAAGAACCAAGCGCAAACGAAGAAGTTGAAGTTGTATCTGAAGACGTAGACCAAACGGTCGAAGTTTCTAGTTCAATGGCACAATACGTTTCCGCTCTCCAAAAAACTATTAAGTAAGGAATTACTATTATGCAACAATCTTACGACCAATTAATCGAAAAATGGTCTCCAGTACTGAACGAAGGTTCTGCTGGTGAAATCACAGACCGTCACCGTATGGCGGTAACTGCAACTGTTCTAGAAAACCAAGAGAAAGCACTTGCGGAAGCACGTAGTGCAGAACAAGGTTTCATGACAGAAGCTGCTCCAACTAACTCAACAGGCTCTTCAGTAGCGAACTGGGATCCAGTATTGATCTCTCTAGTACGCCGTGCAATGCCTAACCTAATCGCATATGATGTGTGTGGTGTTCAACCGATGAATGGCCCAACTGGTCTTATCTTCGCAATGAAATCACGTTACAATGCTCAAGACGGTACTGAAGCACTATTCAACGAAGCAAACACTGCTTTCTCTGGTGACTCAAGCGGTACTGCAACATCTTCTCACGTTGATGGACAAACTTCTGGTTTTGCTGGTATTTCTGACACTGATACAGATAGTTCTGTTGACGATCAACGTGTAACTGGTACGTTTGCTGGTGGTATGGCTACTGCTGAGGCTGAAGGACTTGGTTCTTCAGGTGGTACTGCATTCAACGAAATGGGTTTCTCAATCGAGAAAGCAACTGTAACTGCTAAGTCACGTGCATTGAAAGCGGAATACTCGCTTGAACTTGCTCAAGACCTTAAAGCAATCCACGGTCTAGACGCTGAGACTGAGTTGGCGAACATCTTGTCAACTGAGATCCTTGCGGAAATCAACCGTGAAGTTATCCGTACTATCAACAGTCAGGCAAAAACTGGTGCGTTACAGTCTAACGTAACTACTAAAGGTATCTTCGATCTATCAACTGATGCTGATGGTCGTTGGTCTGCTGAGAAGTTCAAAGGTCTAACTGTACAGATCGATCGTGAAGCAAACACTATCGCTAAAGAAACTCGCCGTGGTAAAGGTAACGTTGTAATCTGTTCTTCAGACGTTGCAACTGCACTTGCTGCTTCTGGTTCTTTAGACTACAGTCCTGCTATCAACAACAACCTACAAGTAGATGATACTGGTAACACTTTTGCTGGTCTATTGAACGGTCGTATCAAAGTATACATCGATCCATATGCAACTGCAAACTACGTTACTGTAGGTTACAAAGGTACTAACACTTATGACAGTGGTCTATTCTACTGCCCATATGTACCTTTACAAATGGTTAAAGCGGTTAGTGAAGACACTTTCCAACCAAAAATCGGTTTCAAGACTCGCTACGGCATGGCTTCTAACCCATTTGTTGGTGCAACTGCTGCTGACGGACTTGCTGCTGTTAAGTCTAACCAGTACTACCGTATCTTCCGTGTTGACAACATCCTCAACGCTACTTCATAAGATACACAAAAATAAGAGTGAGGTTAACTCACCACATTTTAGAGGGACTCTTCGGAGTCCCTTTTTTTATGGGCAATAAAAACCCCTCCGAAGAGGGGTAAGAGAGAGATTGGAGCGGAGCAGAGGACTTGAACCTCCATCTTTAGGTTGGACACCTAACGTAATCATTATACTAACTCCGCATAATATGGGTATATTATAACACAGAACCCATACTAATGTCAAGCATTTTCTAAACTTTTCTTTCCTAATTTTAGATTATCTTCTGCTGTTTGGATAACACCATTTTCTATAGTTGTCTGGTGACCGTCAGCGTGTGGTTCTATATGACCACCATGATAGGCATTCGTGTGTAGTTTCGACAACTCAACATCATGACCTTCGGGAGTCTTGAAATCACCTAACGCAGATAAAACCATTTTCTCGGTCGCATTGTAGGTACGCTTTGAGTCTAGTTTGGTTGTTAGTGATTCTACATCAAAAGACTTCATGATTAGTTCATTACGTTTCTGATTGTTACCGCACTGACGACCACCTACCATCTTAGAGAACTGTTTCATTTCTTGTGCGCCAGGCACTTCATAGTACTCTTCATCAAGGATGAGGTTGGAGATAACTTTGATGTAAGACTTTAAGAACTCTTCGTTGTTCTTGATCTTCATCTTCTTGTTACGCAACTCCATGTAAATAACAAACAGATCAAACACAGAGTTTCTGTTTGCGATTGCAAATGCATCCTCGGACATAACATCTTTCATGAAGGCATTAAATGTCTTACGGAAAGACGACATAGTACTTTCACCGTCCGAACCGTCACGGTATAGATCTTCGATGCGAATACCTTTCTTTATACCGTATGCATACACATATGCACATTCTGCAATCATCTCATCAACGTGTCTTCGATTGAGTGCCGTGTCACTGAACCACTTACTTTGTTTCGCAAAATAGTCTTCGTGTTTCTCTGTTAGTTCACGTACTGTATTCGCAACAGTCGTGATGTAAGAATTTAGTTTCTCCATCTTGGTTAGTGGTTTACCTTCGTTAACACAGATGAACAAATCTGAGAGTTCCTCACGTGTCGCATCGGTGTACACTGAGATGGACACCATTGCTTCATCGAAGGCATCTCTTATAACTTGGGGCAGGGTATCATAAGTATCACACTCAGAATCAACAATAACCTTCGCACCGTCTATATCGAACTCACCATGACGAATGGTCACGTTACTTTCCATGAAAGACGTGATAACATTGTTACGGTTGTTTGAATCGATATTCAAATACTTGACACCTTTGTCTTTCCAGTATTGAAAGTACTTTATGTCTTCCCTGACTCCGTTCTCTGTTGCCGCTTCTAGACAGGCATCAACATCCGCAAAGATAAACTTAGAAGGTGCTTTACCACAGATCAATGATGTCATGTATGCACGTTTCTGACTCTCATCCCAACGAGAAAACTTGTTCGCTTGGAACGCAAGGTCTGCCTTTTGAAAGGGTGCGACAACTGAATGGTACTTAGTGTGGGGTACGGAAAAATCTGAATAGTTCATCTTCCGAAAACGATTAACTCGCATAGCCATAATATAATCTCTCTATAATTTAAACTTCATTATACTTCATTTCAAAACAAATGTCAAGCGTTTTATCGAATAATATCGATATCATCTGCATTTACATTCCATGTTTCCACGGTACGTCTCAGACGACCTTCACTCTTGAGTTTGTCATAACGTTTGACGGCATTCTTACGCCACCATTCAGTAACACCTTCAAGAGAGAATCTGTCAAAGTTTTCTTTCTTGATCAATGTATCTGTTTCTAGGTTCAAGTACTGGGGTACATTCTCGTAACCATATGTGGACACGAACGAACGTTTCTGTTCGGTCAGATCCTTTGCATTAGAGTAGGTTTGACAGAACTTCTTGTAGGCAACTTCATCATGAACTTTGAGAGAGGCTTTGATGATAGATGCCATCTTGGTTTGTGTTTTTAGTTTACGAGATGAGGCGTCAACAGGAACCAAGGGTTCACCACCGTTTTTCTCAATGAACCATGCACTTAGTCTGCGGTAAGTGTCGTCATTGATAAGTGGTAAGAAGTTTGAGTCTGTCAAACCGTTGAATCGCAAGAATGGTTTCATACCATCGTATTGCGAAGCAGACTTAGTTGATCCGTATAACGAAGTGGTCTCGAACATACAGAAGTTACTGTTGTACTTCTTGTTCAATGCTTCACGTGTGTAGTGGGAACAACATATTGCGGCCAGTAACTTACCACCAAGATAGTTGTATCCGAACGGTTGAGTAGGTACAATGTTGAACCCCATGATTGCGGAGTCGTTGAACCTTTTCATAACCTCTGGATTCATACTGTCTAGTGGTCGTCCTAACCATTCATTCCGTGGTCTACTATTAATAGTAGGAGACCCGAAACGAATCATACCGATAACTTTGTTAGTGTTCTTTTCTTTGATCACCCACTTCAGTCCCTTGCCTGGGATCGATGCCTCCACAGGTGCGGACGTAACAATTTCCATATAGGACATGAATTGATTTGCGGGAGATTCTTGTATTACAAACTCCATCTCTGAAGGATGTATATCGAAATCACTGAACAAGTCTTCTTCAGGCCCCATGCCTGGCAGAGAGTACGGAAAGGATTCCATACGTTCCATCTTGACCTGTCTCATGTATTCATCAATGCGTTCGATGTTCCCGAAGAACTCATCAAAAGCATTTGCTGCGTATAACGCATCTTTATGTTCTAAAATCATTTACTTTCCTCATCATCTGTTACACATTATACAGTATGTAGCAAAGTTTGTCAACCCCTAATTTAGGGTTTATAACGAGTATAAATAGAAGGGTACAGGAGAACTATTATATGGCAACATTAACCGACAATAAAAATTACTTGCAACCTACTGGATTCCGTGTTATAATAAGTAGGAAAAACTACCCGAACCTTGAGTATTTCGCACAGGGCGTAACACATCCTGGCAGTTCAGTTTCTCCATTAGAACTGGGTACACCAAGAATCACGTCCCTACCTTTGGCGGGTGACAAAATTACTTACGGTAGTTTATCACTAGATATTATACTAGACGAAGATATGAAGTCGTACAAAGAAATGCAGGGTTGGTTGGAGTCAACGATTAATCTCAACGGCACATCACGGACAGATAATAGTTTCGACACTCATCAAGACATTACCTGTAAGTATCCTGTCTAGTCACAATAACTCTAACGTACAGATCAGATATAAGGATTGCATACCGACCAACATTGGTTCAATTGCTCTGACCGCCTAACACAACAACTGTACAATACTTAACCTTTAACGTGGAATTTAGATTCTCTGACTTTATACTAAATTAATATGCAATTTATTGAACTGAAGAACCCTCGTGTTCTTGATATATTAGAAAGATTTCGTTATCTCTACCGTGAAAAGTATGATGTTACAAAGACAAATCAACATCTCAAAGACGGAGATTTAAATGGCATTTCTGAAGAGTACTTGCGTAAGGTGGTTGCTATGGGTAGAAAACACAACGGCACGCCTAGAGGCGTTTCATCATACGCACTAAAACCAGAACACTATAAAGGTAATAATCCGCAACAATACCATAAAGATTTTGACGAAATAAATAATTCTCTTCGCAACGAATTGGGATTGGATTCTTCAGCATTGTCTCAACTATACCCCCCTAAAGGATTTATCGATTGGCATAATAACGCTAACGCTTCCGCTTACAATGTAGTGTTTACTTGGAGTGAAACTGGAGATGGTTGGTTCAAGTGGTATGATATTGAAAATGATAAAGTAATTACAATGAAAGACAAGAAAGGTTGGAGTTGCAAAGCTGGGTATTTTGCAAGTTATAGTAACGATGTGCCAGTAACATATCATTGTGCATACACTGATTGTTGGAGAATGACATTGTCCTATACACTAGGATACAACCAAGATTATTGGGAAGATATGATTGACTATATACAATGTGAGGATTAAATTATGAAATTAGATTTAGAAGCAATACTGAGTGAGTGGAAGACAGACTGTCAAATCCCAACACATCAATTAGACGAAACGTCTCGTAACACCCCGATGTTACATGCAAAATATTTGCAGTACATATCCACAGCCAAGTTGTCACTCAAACGTGCAGAACACGTACAGAAGATTTTGTTGAAAGACAAATGGTTGTACTACAATGGCAAGATGGACGAGAACACTCTTAAATCAAAAGGGTGGGAACCAGATCCGTTCGGGGGTCTAAAAATCCTCAAAGGCGAAATGGATCATTACTACGACTCTGACCCAGAGATTCAACGTAGTGAGGAGAAGATTGCGTACCTAAAGACCGTAATTGAGACACTTAATGAAATAGTAAATAACATTAACTGGAGACACCAAACGATCGGTAACATGATCAGATGGAAACAATTTGAGGCAGGATCATAATGAAATATATCGTAATAGGAACACCTGCCTGTGGGTACTGTACACAGGCGAAATCAGCATTGGAAAGAAGAGAGTTAGAATACGAGTATCGTTGTTTGACCGAAGTTAGTGTTAAGGAACAAGAACGATTACAGGATATCGCTAAATTACAATTTCGTACCGTGCCACAGATCTTTGTAGTAGAAGATGAGAAGTGGTGTTACGTAGGTGGTTACACTGAGTTGAATAAGTTACTGAATGGATAATCAGATTCGCATAGGATTGCAGAACCATTCACTATTGATGGTGGATTGTAATGCACATCAGAGTCAGGAACTACGAGACTACTTCTCGTTCTTTGTTCCTGGCTATCGTTTCATGCCTGCATTTAAAGCAAGACGATGGGACGGTAAGATAAAGTTATACAACATGGTGACCAAGACGTTACCTGTTGGACTATACAAACATCTGAAGAAATTCTGTGCGGACAGGTTCTACCCATTACAGTTAATGGACAACGACCAGTACGGTCACCCCGAAGTCAAGAATAAAGTTGACCACCCATCTTTGATGAAAGAACTCAAAGACTACGATGCGCCATTCGAACCACGTGGATATCAGTACGATGCGATCGTCCACGGTATAGAACAGAAGAGGGCGTTACTGTTATCCCCAACAGGGTCAGGTAAGTCTTTCATCATCTATAATCTGATGCGATGGGTTCAGGAACGAACCGAGGGTAAGACACTTATTATTGTTCCTACAACAAGTCTGGTAGAACAGATGTACAAAGACTTTGAAGACTATGGTTATGATGTACAGAATAATGTACACCGTATCTACTCTGGTAAGGAGAAGGTAACGGATAAAAGAATCATCGTCTCTACATGGCAGTCTATCTACAGATTTGGAGCAGAATGGTTCGAACAGTTTGACAGTGTGTTTGGTGACGAGGTACATCTATTTAAAGGCGAAGTCACTTGCGACCATGATGGACAAGTGTGTGAATGCCTCTTATAGATGGGGTACGACTGGTACACTAGACGGTACAGAGACAAACAAATTAGTACTAGAAGGTTTATTCGGCCCCACATTCACGGTGACGACCACCGTAAAACTAATGGAAAGTCAAACCTTGGCAGAACTGGACATATCTGTCCTGTTACTGCGTTACCATAATGACATCTGTGAAATGATGGCAGATAAATCTTATCAGGAAGAGATTGACTACATAGTTACTAACCCCGATAGATTACGGTTCGTCACGAATCTTGCCACATCTCAGGAGGGGAATACGTTAGTCTTGTTCCAGTTCGTGGAGAAACACGGCAAGTTACTCTATGACCAAGTGAAAGAAGTGGCAGACGATGATCGGAAGGTATTCTATGTATCGGGTGAAGTAGATGCCACCGATCGTGAGCAAATCAGAGGAATAGTAGAGGGACAGAAGAATGCAATTATTGTCGCAAGTCTTGGAACTTTTAGCACTGGTATTAATATTCGGAACTTGCATAATATCATTTTCGCTAGTCCTTCCAAGTCTCAGGTCAAAGTTCTTCAGTCGATCGGACGAGGATTGAGAAAGTCTGATAACAATGCAACGACAAAATTATACGACATTGCAGATGACCTACATACTAAAGGTCATAAGAATTTTACATTAAAACACAGTGCGGAGAGAATCAAGATTTATACCAAAGAAGGATTCAAGTATAAGATCTATCCGATAAATCTGAAAGGCAAAAAATGATAAAGATCTATGTCGGGTGGGACAGTAGAGAAGATTTCGTATATCGGGTGTGTGAGAAAAGTTTGAACAAAACTTCCTCTGTACCCATAGAGATCATACCATTGAAACAGAATGATTTAAGGAATGATTGCCTGTACTGGAGAGATGAAGATAAGTTATCTAGTACGGAGTTCACATTTACTAGATTTCTTATACCAGAACTTCAGGAATTTGAGGGGTGGGCATTATTCATTGATTGTGATTTTATTGCGTTAGAAGATGTCAATAAGTTGTTCGACCAGATAGACGATAAGTATGCTTTGATGTGTGTCAAACATAATTATTCGCCTAAAAATTTGACAAAGATGGATGGAAAAAATCAGTACAAATACCCACGTAAAAACTGGAGTAGTATGATGATGATAAACTGCGGACACCCATCAAATAAAAAACTGACAAAAGAATTAGTCAACGATCCGCAAGTAGATGGCCAATACCTACATAGATTTAGTTGGTTAAAAGATGAAGAGATAGGCGAGGTTAGTCATGAATGGAATTGGTTGGTAGACTGGTACAAAGAACCTGTAGACGGTCATCCCAAATTTTTACATTTCACTGAAGGGTCACCGTGGTTTGAAGAATATAAAGATTGTGAATACAATGAAGAGTACCACAAAATAAAAAGGGAAATTAATAATGAGTGATATAGATTACTACGAGGTTAAACATCTGAAGTTATCTACGGGCGAAGAAGTTCTAGCCGAGATTATCGAAGAGACTGATTATGATCTTGTCGTAAAACGAGCGTTAAGACTCCAAACGGATATAGACAATGATAGGACTCGATATCATTCTTTCCGTCCTTTCATGACGTATCAAGATGATCCAGAGATATACAGTCTGATAAAAACTTTGCATGTTGTGGCAATAACCTATCCAGCGCCTGCCATGTTGAAACAGTATCAGGCATCGATCGAAGAGGTTGAAAGGGTCAGAGTTGAAATGGAAGAAGAGACCAACGAACAACTCGAAAAGATCATGAAACAAATGGAAGATAATGTAAGGGATAACACTGATCTTACCGACAGTGATGGGAGTAACGTTTTACCGTTCCCAACTGTCCACTAAATTTACATGTACTGACTGGCAGAAGAGTGCTTCTATTATACAGTTCAGCGCAACTTTTGTCAAGCAAAAAGTGAAGAAATTATGAAAAAAGTAGGGTTTACATGTTCAGCATTTGATTTATTGCACGCTGGACACGTCTCAATGCTAAGAGAGGCTAAAGATCAGTGTGACTACCTTATATGTGGTCTACAGGTAGATCCTAGTCTTGATCGTAAAGAAAAGAACAAACCTATCCAAACCATAGTCGAACGGTACACACAGTTGAATGCTGTGGAGTATGTCGATGAGATTATACCTTACAATACCGAACAAGACTTAGAAGACATTCTCTCTATGTTACATATAGACGTGAGGATCATTGGTGCGGAGTATAAGTCGGGTACGTTTACAGGTAGGGCGATATGTTCTGCCCGAGGAATAGAAATTTATTATAATCAGAGAGATCATAGATTCTCTACCAGTGATTTAAGAAGCAGAGTTTGCTTGACACACGACTCGTAATATGTTATAATATGCATTCAATCAGGAGTGATGTATACAATGAAACCAAAAGAAAAACCGCATTACGTAAATAACGCCGACTTCTCACAGGCGGTGGTTACTTATGTCAGTCATGCACGTATGTGTAAGGAAGCGGGAAAACCAAAACCAGTTGTACCTAACTACATCGCAGAATGTTTTCTGAAGATTAGTGAAGGATTGTCACACAAGGCAAACTTTGTCAGGTACACTTATCGTGAAGAGATGGTGATGGATGCAGTCGAGAATTGTCTGAAGGCAATCGAGAACTACAATCTAGAAGCTGCGACACGATCAGGTAAACCAAATGCATTCGCATACTTCACTCAAATTACATGGTATGCATTCCTACGTAGGATCCAGAAAGAAAAACGTCAACAAGATATCAAGATGAAATATATCGCAGAGGCAGGAATCGAGAACTTCCTTGATCTGACTCATGATGACGGTAACACCGACTACAGTAATGTTCTACCCTTTGTTGACATACTACGACAACGTATTGATGTTGTTAAGTCTGCCGATGCAGAGTTCAAACAGTATGCCAAGGAAGAGAAGAAACAACGTAAGAGACGGGCAGTAAACGTTGACTCTGATTTGACTGGACACTTTACTGAATAAGTGCTTGACATTATACTGCCCACGTGGTATAATGTCACTTATATTTTAATAGTAATAGGTATATTATGAAATTAGCGATCTTAAATGATACGCACTGTGGTATTCGTAATTCATCTGACATCTTTATGGACTATCAAGAGAAGTTCTATAGAGATGTCTTTTTCCCATACCTTCTAGAGAATGATATCAAACAGATCATTCACCTTGGGGACTACTACGATAACCGTAAGACGATCAACTTCAAGGCACTGAAACACAACCGCAAAATCTTTCTAGAGAAGTTGCGTGAATATGGTATCACGATGGATATCATTGTCGGTAACCACGATGCCTACTTCAAGAACACCAACGAACTGAACGCACTCAAAGAGTTACAAGGTCACTACATGAATGAGGTGAATGTAATTCTGGACAATACTGTCATGCGTTATGGTAAGATGGATATGGCATTGGTTCCTTGGATTACACCAGAGAACGAGAAGGACACACTAGAGTTCCTTGCGAACTGTAAGGCAGATATTGTTGGCGCACACCTAGAGTTGGATGGGTTCGAGATGTCCAAGGGTATTCCGTGTCACGGTGGCATGAGTATGTCTCACTTCGAAAGATTCGACATGGTTCTGTCAGGACACTTCCACACTCGTTCGTCACAGAATAATATTCACTATCTTGGTTCACAGATGGAGTTCTTCTGGTCAGATTGTGACGACAAGAAATACTTCCACGTTCTTGATACTGAAACAAGAGAACTGACTCCAGTTCACAATCCAGTAACGATACACAAGAAGATCTACTACGATCATGAGAAGATGAACAAGTTCGAAGATCTACGTTATCTTGAAGATCACTTTGTTAAGATGATTGTTGTGAACAAAGGCGACCCCTACAAGTTCGAACGTTTTGTTGATCGTGTACAGAGTATGAAGATTCACGAACTAAAGATTGCCGAAGACTTCAAAGAGTTTAGTGGAGATGCGGTAAACGATGATGCGGTAAGTGTAGAAGATACCGAGACCTTGATGTATAATTACATTGATGCTGTACATACTGATCTAGACAAGGATCGGATTAAGAAAGAAATAAATTCATTAATGAAAGAAGCGCAGAGTACAGAGATTGCTTAACCATTATAGACAAAAGGGATGGGTCGTCAAAGAATCTTTTATTGACAAAGATAATGTGATACGTATCCTTTATTTTCTTAAAAGTGTTTCGACTGCCAATGAGACGAAAATGTCTTCAGTGTTAAGAAAACCTTTATGGAAATTTTATACATCGAAGTGGATGTTTGACGAAATTTCAAAGTTGCTAGATACAAAAACTCCTTGGTTGTTCAAGGATGTCGATGTAAAACTTGAGTCTAAAGATAATTTTAAAATCGATCTACGTACTATTAACGAAGACTCTAACGACTCAACGACCGTCAGTTGTATAATGGTGCTCAAGGACATAAAACAAACAAGAGGACAACTTTACTTTAAAAATAAAGATAATGGTAGGTGGTCAGCGCCTAAGTTAAGAAAGGGTGATGTTATTTTTGTTGACGGTGATACAGAATTTGAATCGGACTATAATTTATCTGAGGATGGGACTGAAAAACGTTTTTACATCTGTAGTTATTCTAAAACAAAAATTAAATATAAAAAATATTATCAAAGGAGATTTTACGATGAACGGAAAGAAAGCGAAACTAATGCGGAAGGCTGGTATCTCGAAAAAAAACGACAAGAGAAACTATCAGGCGATGAGTCACCAGAATAAAGGTATGTTTGGGGACGTGGTCGAGGAGATCTCTAAACAAGGAGGCAAACTTCACAATGTCAAACAATAACTGGCATGGAGGTAAGGGTTCTAAACAAAGACCCACCGATCGTGAAAAGTATAACGATAATTACGATGCGATCTTTGGTAAGAAAGATAAACCAAGTGCAGTAGATGATGCAGCCGATGTTAACTCGGAATACATAAACCACTGGTTGAAGAAACCACCAGAAGAAAAGGAAGAAGAATGATAAACAAATTTTGGTTGAATAGAATATGGAATTTAGACTTACGAAACGGCATTGGTTTCGACCTTGAGTTCGTAGATAGTAAATTGGTCTGGGCATATAACCCACTAATAGAAGATGTCGAACCCCGACAGTTCTATGGAACAGTAATACTTTTACCGTTCTTTATCATCAACGTTGGAAGACTCGTTGCTGAAGAAGAATAATACTTGACTTTTTGTTATGGATAGTGTATAATACGTACCTATGATTAAATTTGAAAAACTCCGATTCAAGAACTTTTTAAGTACTGGAAATAATTTCACTGAGATTAATTTCCTTCATTCACCTACTACTCTTGTGGTGGGACATAACGGTGCGGGCAAATCAACCATGTTGGATGCCCTGTCGTTTGGTCTCTTTGGGAAACCCCACCGTAAGATTTCTAAACCACAGTTGGTCAACACTATCAACAACAAAGGATCACTTGTTGAGGTAGAGTTTTCTGTTGGTTCTCAGTCGTACAAGATTATTCGGGGTATCAAGCCGAACATCTTTGAGATCTGGGTCAACGGTAACATGATCAATCAGAACTCACACGCAAAAGAATACCAACAGGTTCTAGAGAAGAACATTCTGAAGTTGACTCACAAGAGTTTCCACCAGATTGTTGTTCTTGGATCAAGTTCTTTTGTACCGTTTATGCAACTGGCGTCTGGTGCAAGACGTGATGTAATCGAAGACCTTCTAGACATTGGTGTGTTCTCTAAGATGAACGGACTACTCAAAGAGAAGATGAGTGTACTCAAGGACGAGGTACGCAATGCGGCTCACAGTCTGGAGATGGCAAAGACCAAGATCAATGCCCAAAAGAAATACCTACGTGATCTCAATGCCGTAAACACTGCGTATCGTAAAGAGAAAGAAGATAAGATCTCTGAGATAAATACGGAGATCACTGAGTTACAGGAACGCAACACTAAACTCAGTAGTGATATCACTGAGAGACAGGCACCACTAGAATCAGACATTGCGAAACTAACAAAAGATCGTAGTGAACTCAGTTCGTACATGGCGACATTCAAGACACAGATAAAGGCAGTTGTGAAAGAGTCTAAGTTCTTTGAGGAGAACGATATCTGTCCTACATGTGATCAGGACATCGGTGAAGATCTGAAGAACCAGAAGATCGAGAAGTCTAAATCACGTGCGAAGGAACTGAACGATGCGATGGTAGAGGCAGACAAGAAAGAGAAAGACTTCTTATCTCTTGCTGAATCTTACGAAGCAATGATGGAAGCGGTGCGTAACTGGTCTAATGAGTTGAATAACAACAACCAGACAATCTCTCGTTTACAAATCAACATTAGTTCTATCCAGTCAGATCTTGCTAAGATGCAAGGGGAGACTGGTGATCTAGAGAAGGCAAACCGTGAGTTGGAAACCCTGCGTGAGACTGAACTGACTCTGACCGAGGACAAGTTCAAACTGAACGAACAGGTGGCGTACAACCAAGTGAACTCAGAATTACTGAAAGATACTGGCATCAAGACCAAGATTATCAAACAGTACATTCCTGTAATCAATCAGTTGACTAACCAACACTTACAGACTCTAGATTTCTTCGTACACTTTGATCTGGACGAATCTTTCCAAGAGACTATCCGTTCACGTCATCGTGACTCGTTTACATATGACTCATTCTCTGAGGGTGAGAAACAACGTATCGATCTATCTCTACTATTTACTTGGAGACAGATTGCGAAGATGAAGAATTCAGTTGCCACCAATCTACTAATCCTTGATGAGACATTTGACTCGTCTCTGGATGATGAGGGTGTTGACAACTTGATGAAGATTATCAACAGTCTGGGAGAAGATACCCATGTGTTTGTAATCTCACACAAAGGCGAATTGGAAGATCATTTCTTTGAGAGAAAGTTGGAGTTCTACAAGGACAAAAACTTCTCTAAAGTTAAGACGGCCTAATAAGTTATGATATTATGCTTGACAAACCATACCATAACGTGTTATAATATGCAATATAAACCCGATCAATCTAGGTAATAATTATGGAACTATCTGATAAAACATTAAACGTACTCAAGAATTATGCGAGTATCAACCCCAACATTGTCTTTCAAGAAGGCAATACACTCAAGACCATTTCGGTTGCTCGTAATGTGATGTCCCAGACTTCACTAGAGGAAACTATGCCATCTCAGTTTGGTATCTATGACCTCAACGAGTTTCTGTCGGTACTATCTCTTGTGGATAAACCACACCTAACATTCTCTGATGATTATGTTACTGTCGGTGATTCTACTGGTCGTAGTAAGATCAAGTACTTCTTCTCTGATCCTGATATGTTGACTGCCCCTAATAAGGACATCATCATGCCAGAAGCAGACGTTAGTTTTGTACTAGATACTGACACATTAGGAAAAGTTAAACGTGCAGCCTTCTGTACTTGGACACAGTGAGATCTCAATCACACCATCTGGTGGATCGGTTCAACTCGCAGTAGTCGATAGTAAAGATGCCACATCTAATGTGTTTTCTATTGACGTGGAAGGTTCTTACCCAGAAGATGCAGACTTCGCATTTGTTCTGAATGTAAACAACCTGAAAGTCGTGAACGAAGACTTCGATGTGAATATCAGTAAGAAACTGATCTCGCAGTTCAAGTCAAAACAATCTAACCTAGAGTACTTTATTGCACTCGAAAAAACTTCTAAGTATGGAGCATAAAATGTCAGATCAAGAACAATTGAATGATTTAGCAAACCGTGTCGCACGATCAACTGTTGCGGTAGTAGATACCGTAGTACAACGTGGCGGATTTAAAGGTGAGGAACTCACCACCATTGGGCAACTTCGTGACCAAGCAGTTCAAGTAATCAACATGGTTGAAGCTGCATCGGGTGACGGAGAAGAAGAGGAGTAAGATAATGGAATACACATTCCTTGAAACTTTCTCACTCTTTATGGCGACTGCCATTATGATCTATATGGTTGTGGAGAAATTTTTCCCAACCGAAACTGTAGATGATAAAAAGAAAAACGCTGGTGTCAAAGTAGACTATAACAAACTTACCAAACCGCAACTATTAGATGCGGCTAAGGCAAGAGGGTTAAATGTCACCAGTAAGATGAACAAAGCACAGATCATTAGTGTTCTAAAAGAATCTTGATCGGCTGGGCAATGGGGGAAGTCCTTAAAGACAATGTCGAAGAACCCCTTGACTTTCTATACAGAATACTGTATAATATTATTTTATCATGGAGAACCGAATGTCTACTGACTTCCTTTGGGTCGAGAAGTATCGACCACAAAAAATCTCTGACACTATCCTGTCGTCAGAACTAAAGAAAACATTTCAAAAGATTGTAGACAATGGGGAAATCCCCAACATGATGTTTACTGGTACGGCGGGTACTGGTAAAACAACTGTCGCAAAAGCAATATGTAACGAATTAGGTTTAGACCACATTGTAATCAATGGATCGGAAGACGGTAACATTGATACACTCCGTGGTAAGATCAAACAGTTCGCCTCATCCATCTCTCTCTCAGGCGGTTACAAGGTCGTAATCCTAGATGAGGCGGACTACCTTAATCCACAATCCACCCAACCTGCTTTGCGTGGATTCATAGAAGAGTTCTCTGACAACTGTCGGTTTATTCTTACCTGTAATTTCAAGAACAAGATTATCGAACCACTACACTCACGATGCAGTGTATACGAGTTCACCAACTCTAAGAAAGTTCTTGCAGATTTGTGTGGTCAGTTCATGGGACGTTTGTCCAAGATCCTAGATGACGAGGGTATCTCGTATACCAACGAAGTCATTGCAGAACTGATCATGCGATATGCCCCCGACTGGAGACGTGTCCTCAATGAGGCACAACGTCACTCTATCGGTGGTTCGCTGGAGGCGAGCGTACTAGTATCAAACGGTACTGGTGCATACGAGGATTTGTACTCTTACCTAAAGGGTAAGGATTTCAAGAAGATGCGTTCATGGGTGGTCAATCACATTGACCTAGAACCAGCTGCCATCTATCGTGGTATCTACGATTCGATGGAAGGTAAGGTGGCGTCTAACTCTATACCGCAACTTGTTTTGATCCTTGCTGATTATCAATACAAGAATGCATTCGTTGCAGACCACGAACTCAATCTGGTTGCGTGTCTCACAGAATGCATGGCAAACGTGGAGTACGTTTAATGGAAGTACATGTAGTAACAATGTTAGAACGTGGTGGTAGCACTGGTTATCCTAGAACTACCGAGAGAGCATATATCGCTGGAGTCTTCGATGACTTGAAACAGGCGATCACTGCTGGAGAGATCGAAGAGTCGTGGCAAGACAACCATTACTGTTATACGATCACCAAACATGAACTAAATACCTGTGAGAACTGGCAAGATAAACTTGCCTATTCGGACGAACAAGGTACTCAGTTGACAATGAGATTAGAAAACGAGCATGTTGCGTTTTAAAAGTCTTTGGAGACTATGGGCAAAATCCCTCGGAGAGAAAGAGGGAACGACTGACCGAGAGGCGGATATGATTGCTATGATTCGGTCGGTCGTAGTTCTGGTCAACTTTATAACTTGTTTTTTCATTTGCGCTGGCGTAATAAGGCACTGGTATGGATAAGTGGGAAAAGGCATTTATGGAGACCGCAGAAACTTTTGCGGAACTCTCTAGTGCAAGAAGATTAAAAGTTGGTGCGGTTATCGTAAAGGATAATCGTATCATCTCTATTGGGTATAATGGTATGCCCTCTGGTTGGGATAATAACTGTGAGAACGAACTGAAGTGGCCTAACGGTGACATTCAGTTCCTTGAAACTAAACCAGAGGTATTACATGCAGAGGCGAATGCAATAACAAAGGTTGCAAAAAGTTCTGAATCATGTTATAATGCTGACATATACACAACGACCGCACCTTGTTTGGAGTGCGCTAAACTAATATATCAATCTGGTATCAAGAAAGTATACTGGAGAACACCACACCTAAGAACTGACGAAGGTCTAGTATTCTTGCGTAAGTGTGGCATGGAGATAGAACAAATATGAGTCCATTTCAATTTGTAAATGAGATTACATTCGGTAAGAAGGACGTGATGGTTGACCCCGACATGGAGAAGAAGTATGTTCCGTTCATGGTCAATCGTAGTCTATCTTACTTCACCGACACTGTTCATATGGCGAATGAGATGAACAGATACCATCACCTTGACAAAAAGTTACAATTTCAGTTTTTACTAAATATAGTTAGGAAAAAGAAAAGATTTTCCAAATGGGTCAAACCCGAAACTGATAGTAACGTTGACGTGATAAAAGAGTATTATGGATATAGTAATGAAAAGGCCATTCAGATCCTCCCTCTCTTATCTGCCGATCAACTTAACATAATAAAAAATAAGGTGAATAAAGGTGGAAGAAAATAATATTGTCGAATGGAGTGTTTCCAAGATGTTGGAAGTCACCTTGTCGGAACCAGATGACTTTTTGAAGGTAAGAGAAACTCTTACTCGAATTGGCGTGGCGTCTCGCAAGGAAAATAAATTATTTCAAAGTTGTCACATTTTGCACAAACAGGGAAGATACTTTATTGTGCATTTCAAAGAATTGTTTATGTTGGACGGTAAGAAGTCTAACCTCGAACTGTCGGACATTCAAAGAAGAAATACAATCGCAACACTACTTGCAGATTGGGGATTAGTAGAAATACAAACTCCCGAAGTTGCATCTGACTGTGCGCCAATGCGCCAGATCAAAATCATAAACTTCAAGGAGAAAGATGATTGGGAATTGTGTCCCAAGTATAATATAGGTAATAAGTGATGGAATTTTTTGGTATATTTAAAGGTGATGAAAGGGAAGACTGTATAGCGGAGAGGAAACCTTTCCAAGGCAAACTTCCTTTCAACATGGAGGAAATATATGATTGGAATAGTCATATGATCATGTTAGATAGTCATCCCAAACACCTTCTAGATACTAATTCATCAAAGTTTCGGATTGGTCTGAACAATTTTCATGGCAGACCATCCGCACCAATGTTCGCAAAACAGATTGAAGCAGAAATGCAGTATACTTTTGCTTTACATGCGGACAACAGAGAAATCACAAATATTGCGTTTACTGGTTTTGGGCCCAGCTCTGATAGTTACCCATGGCACAAAGACAAAATGGATGTGTTTCTAGTACAAGTACTCTCTACGGTTAAATTGAAGGTCGAAGGAGTCAACAATGAAGAGTTCTTTGACTTCGAGCCAGGAGATTACATATGGATTCCCAGAGGCACTCATCACCAAGTTGTTCCCGAAATAAGTCGGGCAACATTTAGTTTTGGTGTCGAGGGAGATCCAGACCCATCAATGTATTTCTAGGTCATTACATTTAGTTATAATGTCTAACAGAGATATGTTTTTGTATAAATAACGGCGGGTATGCGAAATGGTTCGGTATCCGTAATTAATCTTGCTTTTTTAAAGGAGAAAAAATATGACTAACTTAAAAGCATCACAACTATTTCCACGAGCGTCCTTTGTAGGATTTGACCATCTTCTAGATGAACTTGACTTTGTAGCGAGGCATGCCAAGGATAATTATCCACCTCACAACATTGTTAAGAGATCCGATACAGAGTACTCAATCGAACTGGCACTTGCTGGATTCGAGGAATCCGATTTGGATATAGAGCAGAAAGAAAGATCGTTGAACGTCAGAGGTGAGAGTAAACATTCCGAAGAAGGCGAATACCTTCATAAGGGAATCTCTACCAAGAAGTTTAGACGGACTTTCCGCTTAAGTGAATATGTCGAAGTAGACGGAGCTTCTTACAATAACGGTATTCTTGTAATTAATTTAAAGGTAGTGTTACCAGAAGAGAAGCGTCCTCGTAAAATTTCTATCAGTTAATTTTTCGAGGTTAAATATGAAAGCCCTAAGAGACCGTTCTATACGGTCATCATATGATTGGGTGTTAGAGACTTTGGTTTTCATTACAAGTTTTGTAGTGACAGCATTGTGTCTTGCTCCACTCGTATAATATAAAATCGGGGGGTAGAGATACCCCCCAACTATATAATGGTCTATGAGTAAAATAAAGTTTTATCAAATTGTGATATCCGATAATCCAGTCTCTATGGAGTATCATGAATTATCTAAGAAGTCGTTCGAACCTGTCAAGGATATAATCGAGATTGTACCATTCGAGGCAATCACTCCCCACCATCCAGACTTTGAAGAATATGAATCCAGATACAACTGGCAACATTTGTTATCACATGATAGTATACAAAATTCTAAAGATTTTAAAAAACCACACTCACCCACCGAAAGGGCGGGCATGTGTTCTCATTGGGAACTTATAAGACAACGTAGTCTCACTGATGAACCGTTTTTTGTAACAGAACATGATACCTACTTAATACCAGAACACGAAAATGCTTTTAGGGAATCACTAGAGTTGTGGGAAGATTATGACCTACACTATGCAAACATAGGTCTTTACATGGGTTGTTATTCTTTGTCTAGAACTTTTGCTGAACAAGCAACCATACTATTGAATAATCACTTTCCGATCAATGGTGGCCCATATGGATGTATGGAAAGACTGTTCAAGACATTCTTGTCAGGATCTCATGTAAATGAACCATTCGAAAAGACCGATGAATATTATAACCAAGAAAAAACATTTATACATCCAGTTGATGGTAAAGGTTGTAAAGGACTGAGATTAGGAAAATCAGAGAAGGATATATTTAATTGTTATAATTGTGGGTATATCAACAATTCTGATAAGAGTTATCAAATCGAACGTCCGACTACACAAATGATTAAAAGATCGTTAGGTTCTAAATCAGTAACTCAACATCATCAAGCGTACTCACAAAAATATATCAAGGAACCTTGGACAAGGTTAGGTAATTTTCATTTTATTGATTGACATTCTGCGCCCCCTGTGTTATAATACCATCTATATTATAAGGAGACCGCATGGAGTTTTATACTTCTGTTGCCCGTTACGGTAGCAATCTGTTATATCGTGGAGTCGAGAACGGCTTACGAGTTAAGAAAAAGATCCCATTCAAACCGACACTGTATGTTCCCTCGAACAAGAAAGAAACACGGTGGACTGGTCTGGACGGAACCAACGTGGAACCGATCACGTTCGGTAACATGAAAGAGGCGGGTGACTTCGCCAAACGTTACGATGGTGTTGAGAACTTCAAGATCTTCGGGACGACCAACTACGTCACACAATATATTGCCGACAAATTCCCTGGCGTGATTCCGTTCGATGCGAGTCAGGTGTCAGTCTGGACTATCGATATCGAGGTCGAGTCTGATGACGGATTCCCCGAACCATCTAAGGCAGACCACCCAGTAATCTCGATCACCATGAAACAACGTGGGTCGGACGAGTATCATGTGTGGGGTATGCAATCCTACGATGCAGGCGAGAACGTCCTGTACCGTGTCTGTAAAGATGAACTCACCTTGATGACCAACTTCCTAGACTGGTGGAGAGAACACACACCAGACATTATTACTGGTTGGAACTCTCGTACATTTGACTTGCCCTATCTGATCAACCGCATGACCAAACTCGCTGGGTTTGACGAGGCGAAGAAGTTCTCACCGTGGGGTCTGGTCTCGGAATCCTCTTACTTTGACGAGGGTATGAAGTCTCAGATCTATAACATCACTGGTGTAGAACAGATCGACTACCTTGAGATCTTCAAGAAGTTTACACTCAATACGTGGGGACGACAAGAGTCTTACCGACTGGATAATATTGCCCACGTGGTTCTGGGTGAGAACAAACTATCCTATGAGGAACACGGTTCACTTCACTCTCTGTACCTACATGACTTCCAGAAGTTCATTGACTATAACATCAAGGACGTGGAACTCGTAGATAGACTGGACGAGAAACTCGGACTGATCGAATTGTGTATGACGATGGCCTATCGTGGTGGTGTGAACTATATCGATGCCCTTGGTACTACCAATATCTGGGACAGTATCATCTACCGACTACTGATGCGTAAAATGATTGCGTGTCCGCCCAAGGTAGAACGTCCCAAGTCTGACTTCATGGGTGGTTACGTGAAAGATCCAGAGGTCGGGTCGCACGAGTGGGTCACGTCATTTGACCTTGCATCTCTGTATCCTAACATCATTGTTCAGTACAACATGTCACCCGAAACTGTACTGGACGGATTCGTCAATGACGTATCGGTAGAGAAGTTCCTTAACCGTGAGGTCACTCACCAAGGCGACTATACTCTCGCACCGACTGGTTCTAAGTTCTCTAAGGAGAAACAAGGTATCGTCCCCAACATCATTAAACAGTATTATGATGAACGTAAGATTATCAAGAAACAAATGTTGGAATCGAAACAAGAGTTCGAGAAGAACCCGACCAAGGAACTGACCAACAAGATTGCCCAGTTAGACAACCAACAGATGTCGATCAAGATTCTTATGAACTCCCTGTATGGTGCGCTAGGTAATCGTTGGTTCCGTTACTTCGATCAACGAGTGGCAGAGTCTATCACCATGGCTGGTCAGTTGTCGATCAAGTGGGCAGAACGTGCGGTCAACGATGAGATGCAGAAACTTCTCAAGACCGACAAAGATTATGTGATTGCGATGGACACTGACTCGGTCTACATCAAGATGGTTGATCTGGTTGATCAGTTCAAACCCAAAGACCCAGTCAAGTTCCTAGACAAGATCTGTCACGAACACTTCGAGAAAGTTCTGCGTGAATCTTATGCGGAACTGGCAGAGACTACCAATGCGTATGAGAATCGCATGGAGATGGAACGTGAGGTAATTGCAGATCGTGGTATCTGGGTCGCCAAGAAACGTTACATTCTAAACGTACATAACAACGAGGGTGTCCAGTACGCAGAACCCAAACTCAAGATGATGGGTATCGAGGCGGTCAAGTCTAGTACTCCACAGGTTGTGCGTGAACGGTTCAAGGAGGTCTTCGGTGTGATCGTTAACGGTACTGAACTGGAGACACAACAGTATATCTCTGACTTCAAGTCGGAGTTCAAGAAGATGCCTCCCGAAGATATCTCGTTTCCACGTGGGGTCTCGGACGTGGTCAAGTGGTCGGACAAGAAAACTGTCTACACCAAAGGCACACCAATCCATGTGCGTGGTGCGTTGATGTACAACGATGCGGTAGTTAGTAAAGGACTAAGTAAAAGGTACGAACTAATCAAGAATGGGTCGAAGGTCAAGTTTGTTTACCTCAAGATGCCTAACCATCTGCGTGAGAACGTGATCTCGTATCCACTCAACCTACCCAAGGAATTGGATCTACATCCATACATAGACTACGACAAAATGTTCAACAAAACATTCCTAGATCCACTAACCCCGATTCTAGATGCGGTCGGTTGGGAAGATGAACCCAAGGCGAGTCTGGAAGACTTCTTCGGATAATGCTTGACAAACTATATGATGGTATGGTATAATGGAACCCATGTACGAATTAACTATATTTAAAAATCAGTTTGACAACAAGACCCATCGAACCGTCTCTGTAGATACTTGGACGGATTTCGATGAGTTGTTGTTTGGACTATCTAATCAGAAAGGTGAGAAAGGTGGTAGAAACTCTAGTCCTCTTATTACTCCTGCTGTGTTTCAGGAAGGTACTACACGTAGTAATAAATCTGTTACTCATTGGGGCAATTGGTGTGCTGTTGATGTTGATGACTATGAGTTTCGTGATAACACTATAAGAGGTATTCAAAATGAGTTGGTTGATCGGTTTGGTCGTTGGAGTTTTATTTGTTACAGCACTGCTAGTTCGTCAGATGCTCAACCGAAGTTCAGACTTGTATTCGATCTTGACAACTCTATACCGCAAGATAGAATCAAACACTTCTGGTTCGCACTCAATAAAGAACTTGGAGACATCGGAGATCCACAGACTAAAGATCTCGCTCGAATGTATTACGTTCCTGCGGATTATCCTAATGCAAATAACTTTTATTTTACTCATAATGGCGAGTCTATTAATACTGACGAACTTATGGCCCGTCATAAGTACGAAGTTAAGTCTGGTAATAGTTTCTTAGATAGATTGCCTGATGAGATGCAGAAGGCGGTGATAGAACACCGTAAGAATCAAATGGACAATACCAACTACAGTTGGTCAAGTTACCACGATTGTCCGTTCTTCCCCAAACGACTGGGTGTAGAATACCGTGCCATAACTGGCACTGGGTGGTATCACAAGATGTATCAGATCATGGTTGCGATTGCTGGACACGCTATAAGTAAAGGGTATCCAATCACTGCCACGCAAATCGCAGAAATGTGTAAACAGTTTGATGCAGAATCTGGCAACTGGTACGAGAATCGACCCCTAGCAAAAGAAGCGGACAGGGCGTTAGAATATGTTTATAGAAACGGATAGGACGGTATAATGAAAATTTTAATCACAGGTGCAGCTGGTTTCATCGGTTCGCAATTAATGAATAGACTCAGGGACGAAGGTCATCAAGTTTGTGGTATCGATAACTATAATGACCATCTATATGACCCACAATTAAAGGTAGATCGAACCCAACACTTTAAGTTGGATACACAGGTATGCGATCTCAGAGATGTTGATCGAATGAAAGACATCATCGATGGGTTTGAACCAGAAACGATTATTCACCTCGCAGCTCATGCAGGCACACGAGATTCTTTTGGTAACGAATCCGCCTATCACTCAAATAATATTGACGGTACTCAGGTTCTTATTGATCTGATAAAGGGTAAAGATATCAAGGTTATCTATGCATCAACATCTTCGGTATATGGTGACACTCCTATTCCAGAAGATGGGTGGACAGAAGATCTAATCACAGGCAAACAACGTAATGCATATGCCTACACCAAGTATACCAACGAGATTCAGTTTGCCATATCTGGCGTTCAAAATATCGGTCTCCGTTTCTTTACCGTCTACGGGCCGTGGGGACGACCAGATATGGCACTGTTTGACTTTACAAAAAATATGCTTGACAAAAAGCAAATAAACGTGTATAATTATGGGGATATGAAGCGAGACTTTACCTATATCGATGACATTCTTGATGGAATAGTTCTTGTCTTGAATACGCAATCGAATATAGAATCGAACTCGATCTTCAATATTGGTTATGGTGAACAGGTACAGTTGATGGATTTTGTAAAAGAAATCGAGAGTAATGTTTGTGATACTTGTTGTGGTGAAAAGGCGGATATCAATCTTGCGCCTAGACACCCAGCAGATCCATTAGAAACATGGAGTAATACCACTAAGTTACAACAGTACGGTTATAAACCAAAAACTGACATTAAGACTGGTATAGAAAACTTTTATGAATGGTACGAGGAATATCATTATGAAGGATAAATTCCGATTAGGAATTGTAGGTCATGGATTCGTAGGCAGTGCGGTAGACTATGCGTTTACTCACCCTATGGTTGAGACTAAAATTGCAGACCCCAAATATGGGACGACAGTAGATGACCTGTTAGATTATGATGCTGATTGTGTTTTTGTGTGTGCGCCTACACCGATGGGTAGTAACCACGTTGTAGATGCCAGTATCGTAGAAGATGCTGTCACCAAACTCATTCATTCTACTGATTCACTTGTTGTTGTTAAATCAACAGTCACTCCTGATGTCCTTGACAGATTGATTGACGGTATGACCGCAGAGGCGCAAGAAAGGTTCGTATATAATCCTGAGTTTCTTACAGAGAAATCTGCACAGGAACAATTCGTTGATGCTAAGTTTCATGTGTTAGGTGGATTAGAAGAGGCGACCGAAGAGTTGGCGCAGATATATGAAGAGTTCAGTTTGTGTTCTACTCGTGAGTTTTATAAGATGTCTGCACAAGAAGCGTCTTTTGTGAAATATGGAATCAATACATATCTCGCAACCAAGGTCACGTTCTTCAACGAGTTTTACGATTTGGTGAACGCCAACAATTGTAACTTCAACAAGATTACACGGGCAATGGGTGCAGATAGTCGAGTGGGTATTGGACATACACGTGTGCCTGGTTATGACGGTAAACGTGGGTTCGGGGGTGCATGTTTCCCTAAAGACATTGCTGCCTTTATGAAGTTCTCGGAGACACATGTATATGACATGGGTTTGTTAAGAGAAACGATTAAAGTTAATAATAGTTACCGTAAAGGTTACGAAAAAGATGATAGAGAAAAAGCAAATAATATAACATTTGGAGATGATGTATGAGTGTGATGGATAAATTGAGGAAACAGTCTAAGATCAAAGAGACTGCGGTACTCCAAGATAGTAAGTTCTTTCAAGAAGTTGACATGGTTCCTACCGATGTGCCTATGATCAACGTGGCACTGTCTGGTTCGACCGAGGGTGGTGTTACGCCTGGGTTGACCGTACTCGCAGGGCCCAGTAAACACTTCAAGACATCGTTTGCCTTGTTGATGGCAGGTGCTTATCTTGAAAAGAAGAAAGATGCAGTAATGTTGTTCTATGATTCCGAGTTTGGTTCACCCCAATCATACTTCGAACAGTTCGGTATTCCAACTGACCGTGTACTACATTGTCCGATCAAGGATGTAGAACAGTTGAAGTTCGATCTGATCAACCAGTTGGAAGCACTGGATGCCAAGGACGATGTGATCATCGTAATCGATTCGGTCGGTAACCTTGCATCTAAGAAAGAACTGGAAGATGCGATCAATGAGAAGTCGGTTGCAGATATGTCACGTGCGAAGGCGTTCAAGTCTCTGTTCCGTATGACTACACCGTATCTGAATATGAAGAAGATCCCAATGATTGCGATCAACCATACGTACAAAGAGATTGGTCTGTTCCCTAAAGACGTAGTATCTGGTGGTACTGGTATCTACTATAGTGCCGACAACATCTGGATCATCGGTCGTAGACAGAACAAGACTGGTACTGAGGTTACAGGTTATGACTTTGTGATCAAGGTGGACAAGTCACGTTACACCAAAGAACAGTCCAAGATTCCCATCAGTGTATCGTGGGACGGTGGTGTTCAGAAGTGGTCTGGTCTATTGGACGTGGCATTGGCTGGTGGATATGTTGTCAAACCAAGTAATGGTTGGTACTCACGAAATGGTGAGGACAAGAAGTTCCGACAGAAAGAAACGCTCGAGGAAGATTTTTGGACTCCGATCTTTGCGAACACAGATTTCAAAGACTTTTTGAAAAAACAATTCCAGATAGGCTTGCCTTCTGAGGTAGAATTTGATATAATGGTCGAAGGCGATGCGTGATATAGATGTAAATAAAATTAGTGAGGGGATTGACTACGAGTTAATCCCTGCAGCTGTTGACAATGAACAAGCGTGGGATGTTCGATTACTACGTGGAGATTTTATTGAGACAGTTATTCGTTATGGTAATGTTGCTTTTGATGGTAAAGAAAAATGTTTGAAGTTCAATTTCAAAATAATTACTTCACCCGATCAAGAACTCACAACCACGTATGAACCTTTACAAGAACATGCAGCTGACGTACTTGAAGATATACTAGAAAAATCGTATCACAATGGAACGTTAGAGACTGCTGAAATACCTACAGGAGACGATGGTGGAGATCAATTTAGAACAGACGATTCTGAGGAATCTACTGACTAATGACAAATACATGAGGAAGGTTGCGGCCTTCCTTGAACCCGATTATTTTGAGGGTGTGTATAAAGGGTTGTTCAAAGAACTAACTCTGTTTATTGCGAAGTACAACAAACTTCCTACTATGGAAGCATTCAAGATTGAGGTCGATCAAGGCGCAAGATTGAGTGACGAGGCATACCGTCATGGTATGGAAATCCTACCTGATGTATTCACAAAGAAAGAAGAGAACCTAGACTGGTTGATTGATACTACTGAGAAGTGGTGTCAAGATCGTGCGGTCTACAATGCCGTGATGGAATCGATTACCATCATTGACGGTAAACACAAAGATCTATCCAAGAATGCAATCCCCGATGTATTGAGTAAGGCACTGGGTGTCTCATTCGATACCAATGTGGGTCACGATTATCTGGAGAATGTTGACGAACGTTTTGCGTTCTATCATGAACAAGAAGAACGTCTACCGTTTGATCTGGAATACTTCAATGCGATCACCAAAGGTGGATTACCTAACAAGACACTGAACATCGCTCTGGCGGGTACTGGTGTTGGTAAATCATTGTACATGTGTCACGTGGCGGGAGCTGCATTGTCCGCTGGTAAGAATGCATTGTACATTACTATGGAGATGGCAGAGGAACGTATCGCAGAACGTATTGATGCGAACCTAATGGACGTGGCGATCGACCAGTTAGAGAATCTGTCACAGACTATGTTCACCGATCGAGTCAAGGCAATCTCTGACAAGACCAACGGTAAACTGATCATCAAGGAATATCCTACTGGTCAGGCACATGCGAATCACTTCCGTGCATTGATGAATGAGTTGAAGTTGAAGAAGAACTTTGTACCCGATATCGTGTTCATTGATTATCTGAATATCTGTGCCTCATCTCGTATGAAAGGTATGGGTGGTGCGATTAATTCTTATTCTTATATCAAGAGTATTGCGGAAGAGTTACGTGGACTGGCAGTTGAGTTCAATGTGCCTATCGTATCTGCGACACAGACTACACGGTCTGGTTTTAGTAATGATGATCTGGGTCTGGAAGATACGTCTGAGTCGTTTGGTCTGCCTGCAACTGCTGACTTTATGTTTGCGTTGATTAGTAATGATGAACTGAATGCCCAAGGTAAGATCATGGTCAAACAGTTGAAGAACCGATACAATGACCCAACGTCAAACCAACGGTTCATGGTGGGTGTAGATCGTGCCAAGATGAAGTTATTTGATTGCGATCAGTCTAGTGAGTTGGACGATGACGATAAGGATAAAGGGTGGGACGACAAACCTGTATTCGATAACACGTCATCTGGTCAGAGAATTAGTGCGGAGAATAATAAATTCAAAAACTTTAGGATGGAATAATGGAATTACCATTTACACCGTTTGAAGCAACATCGATAACTATATTGTTGTTGGCGGTAAGTTACTATGCAGGCCATTGGATAGGATTTAAAGTGGGTGCGTTAGAAACTATAAAGTTCTTTGAAGATCAAGGATATATAGAATTTGATAAAGAAGAGGAAGAAGAAGATGATGATGAAGAAAGTAGTTGATGCATACCGTTATATAATGGACTTGAGATATAACCCACTGAAGTATATCCCCGACCCCATAATGCAAGGTTACCTATTGATGGCATTGTTTGTCATGTGGTCAGCGTTCTTTGGAATAATTGCGATCTATTATATGGGTTGGTTAGGATATAGTATTCCAGTATCGATCGGTGTACACTTAGGATTGGTCGTACCAACGATTATTACCAATGCAGTATTTCTAATGGCAGAAGAGGACAGACACTAATGGAAGATTTAACTTGGACACTATGTCCTCATGGTAAGAGTGTGAGTGTAGCACAATGGGTTGTAGATAACTTCTCTGATAAGACTGCTACTCGTGCGGTTGATGTTTGGGTAAGGGCATCACAACAAATCTTAGATGCTCAGGAGTCGTAGATGGACGAACTAATATTGTTAATAGAACAGTGGCACGAAGATCGTAATTTGATTGATGGTGCCACGGATAAGGATCAGGTAATGAAACTGATTCAAGAGGTCGGAGAACTGTCTGACAACGTTTGTAAGGGAAAAGATGTGGCAGATGATATCGGTGACATCATGGTGGTGTTGATTAACATTGCCAGACGTAATGGTCTTCCTATGGAACACTGTCTAGAAGTGGCATACAACGATATCAAAGATCGTAAGGGTCGTATGGTAGACGGTATCTTTATAAAAGAATCTGACGATGGGTAAGAAGAAGAAGAGAAAGGATAATCACAGATTACTTTTTCCTACAACCATTTGGACAGTTAATGATTTGATAAGTGCAGAGGAAAATGACAAAATCTCTGAACATATTGTCCAGAGTAAGGTGAATGGTAAGGGCGAAGAGTCTTGGTTATCTGGAGCTCAAAGTCCTGCTAATAGTTTTGGCGCAGAAAAGTCTGTTAGGGAACATCCTATCTTTACGAATCTTTTAAATTCTATAGATAACCAACTATACAAGTTTACTGAACTTCTAAAATTTAGAATCGAAGAGATAAACAAAAGAGATTGGTGGTGGAATGTTTATGAAGACTCGACTCAGTATCAAGAGTTTCATGATCATATTCCGTATTACTTTAGTGCCGTTTATTTTTGCAAAGCTCCCAAAGGATCAGCACCATTAACTTTTAGACCGCCTAACTTTAATCATTGGCGAGGATATCATTCAGAGAAAAATCAATTTAACGCTGATGTCGAGTCTATAGAACCAGTAGAAAGATCTCTGGTTATATTTCCCTCAAACTTGATTCACTGTGTTACTGGGGGATCGAACACCGAACCAAGAATAACAATTGCACTTAATTACGGATAATCCTATGAGTAAAGTAAAATTAATATCATTAAGTAAACCAAGTGCGGAGACAGGTTGTCACACCGCAGAAGAACTAGTCGCATATGCGGCTCGTGTAAGTAACCCCGCCAACCAAAGTAATAAGACTACAGCGGGTAAGTTGGTTAGGTATCTCATCAAAGAGAACCATTGGTCGCCTCTGGAGATGGTACACTTGACTCTGGAGATAACGACCACACGTGATATCTCTCGTCAGATTATCCGTCACCGCTCGTTCTCATTTCAAGAATTCAGTCAACGTTACGCAAAGAGTGAATCATTCGAGGTTCGGGAGGCACGACTTCAGGACTTAAAGAATCGACAGAACTCAGTAGCGTTGACTGAAGACAATGTAGAGTTGTCTCAACAGTGGAGAGATAAACAACAGGAACTTCTAGAACAGTCCAAAGACGTATATAACTGGGCACTAGATAATGGTATTGCTAAAGAACAGGCACGTGCAGTATTACCCGAAGGTAACACCGAGACGACTTTGTATATGGCAGGAACGTTGAGATCATGGATACATTATTGTGATCTTAGAATGGGGAATGGTACACAGAAAGAACATATGGATATTGCCAAAGAATGTTGGGATATCATAGGTGTACACTTTCCAGATGTAATTAAAGCAATTGAGGAATAAAAATGAAGAAAGGTGATGTTATATCGGTCATTACAGCGGCTGGTGAATTTGTAGGTAAGTTTGAAGACGAGAGTGCTAGTAAACTTACTCTTAAAGATCCACGTATGGTAATCCAGACACAAGAAGGTATGGGTTTTGCCCGTGGTGTATGTGTGACTGGTGAAGAAAATCCAAACAGTATGGCATTCTATACTGGGGGAATCGTATTTACTGCCCCATCTAATGATTCCATTGAGAAGGCATATCGTGAATCAGTGAGTGGTCTTATTCTGTAATGACCGAAGTAGTTATTCGTAATCAACAGTTCATGGATCGTCTGAATGAAATTTCAGACGAACTGTTGGGTACGTCTGGTTATAATGATAGAAAGTATTGGGCTCGTCACTCGGACGAAGGAATCACTGCTGGTACAAAGTATACCGATGAAGAGTATCTAAGAGAAGTATCTCTAAAGGGTCAGTTAGTAGGTGCAGCTGATAAACATTACGCACAACCTATCGCCAAGATGTGTAGAGAAGATCCTGACATTTGGGATGGATTTAGAAATAGAGTAAAGTTTGAGTTCGCAAAGGAGATAGGCGCACACTCATCTGCACTTCTAACCTATTATCCGCCAGGCGGTTATGTGGGTTGGCATACCAATTATGATGCGAATGCGTACCAAATCTTGTTTACTTGGAGTGATGGTAACGGATACTTCCGATACTATGACAAAGAGAAAGATGAGATCATACATCTACCAGATGTAAAGGGGTGGCAGTGTAGACACTACTACTTTGGATCAAAAAGGGAACCAGAGAATATATGTTGGCATTCTGCATACTCTGGTGGAGAACGAATCACTCTCGCATATAAGTTTGTAAATAACGGTATCGCTAATAACGATAGTAAAGATAAACAAGCAAAATTCATGCGTGACATGTTAATTGAAGAAATTGAGGAAAAATAACATTATGGCAAAATCGATAACGTATAAATACAATGAGAAGGAGAATATAGATGGACTACTTGAATACGTCAATAAGACATATGATCAACACTATTCAAAGAACAAGTTTCAGGCGACTGAGTTCATCATTGATGGCGGGCATGGTATCGGGTTTACTCTTGGTAATATACTCAAGTATACACAACGATATGGTCACAAGAATGGCCACAACCGTGCAGATCTAATGAAGGTTTTGCACTACGCTTTAATCGCACTTCACGTGCATGACTTGAATGAAGGAGATAAAAAATGAATTTGACATTAAAAGAAATAACTTGGAACATCTTTATAGGGTTTTGTATCGGTACAACAATCGTTGCCTATCTTGAGAAGTTTGTCTAGTAACGAAAATTAGGAAAATAAAATGAGAATACAATCAGACCAATCTAGATTAAATGAACTGCCGACAACACCAGTTGTTTTTGCAGCTGCGGACAATGCTTATTTTAAAGAGTTTGGTACTGAATTTGTTTATTCTTTTAGTAAGATGGGACACGATGTTCATGTACATATTATCAATCCAGATGAAGAATGTAAAGATCTAACCAGAGCATTGAAACGTGCTTGTCATACCAAAGTAACTTTTTCACACGAAGTTACTGACATGGAACAATACCGTAAACATGAAGATCGACTAGATAGTCCAGTCAAGGCATATTATAGTTGTGTCCGATGGTTAAAGTTGCCTGAGATTCTAGAGTCTGCCGGAGAAGTTATGGTCTTAGATATTGATTGTATGGCAAGAAAACCATTCGTTTTTCCGTACAATGAAGATTTAGGATTCTTCCCAAGGTTTGAGGAAGACCAACAAACTAGAAAAGTCTTAGCGGGTATTTTTTATATTACTAAAGAAAAAATGGAATTAGCTAACCGAATAAAGAATCGTATCCTAAGTTATCCTATGCAATGGTATATTGATCAGTTTTCTCTTTATGAAGAATTAAAGGATGAGACAGAATATTTTCGATTTGATTACGATTTCTGTGATTCTAACTGTACAAATAAAAAGAGATGGCTTGAGGACTATGCCCCTATCTGGACAGGAAAGGGGAATATAAAATACTCACACCCTGAATATGTAGAATTGTCTAAATATTGGAAAGCCGAATTCCAATTCTCTTATGAAACTGAACATGATGTCCCACTTAAACATGTTACAAAAAAAACTGTCTTACATGCACAAGTTCACCCAAATCAAATTATACACACACTTCCCGAAGGAGATAAAGAATAAATGAAAGACCTGTTGTCGGCTGCCTATAAAGGTGTGGTTCGTATCACTTATAATCATTACAGGACAGGTGAAGAGTTGACCAACGACTTCACTCTATTAATGGACTGGTCAGTACAACAAAGGTCTGAAAATGCAGTTCTTGCATTCTTCGATGTTGTGGATAAAAGATGGCAATCTATCGATACCACAACGATAAAAAATTGGGAATTAATTCAAAAAGGCCCGCATTACAAATAAGAAATCATATAAATACCTTCATAACGAATTGATTTGAAGGTTTTAATATGGACGCATTTTTAGGTATCATGGATGTGGGTTTTCCCATCGCCTCGGCACTCGCTGGGGGATTCTTCGTATTCCTTACACTTCGATTCATACTAGATGGCGTTTTGAGTAACATCAAGACACAACGTGGTTTCGTCAAAGCACTTGACAATCGTGTCAAGACGATGAACAACGAATTGGTTAGAATTGATCTATTAGTCTCACACGCCTTCAACATAAAACCAGATCTGGATAGAATTGCCAGATCAGATGGTCAGAAGGATGCACGTAAAGACTAATGGATGAATTGAGTGTAGTAGACTTAATTAACACCTACGGTTTCCCCATTGTTGCAAGTATGGGGTTGGGTTACTTTATCTACTATGTTTGGAAGTGGGTTACAGAAGAAGTAGATCCTGTAATCGAAGAGTCTCATATGACTCTCATCGCACTCATTGATAGAGTGAGAATGTTAGATAACGATCTGATTCGTTTGAAAACTAAATTAGATATGATACTACAACAACAGGAAATGATGAATGAGAAAGACAATAATGATGCTACTGATGGTAGCACCACTGACGAGTCTGAGTAGTGAAATAACTTTCGGTTTTAAGAACCCATCCTTTAGTGGAGTGGGTACTGGGTCACATTACCTAACGATCGAAAACCAAGAATCAAGTAGAAAGAAAGCGATCGAAGATGCGTTAGAGGCGGCACAGAAGGCCGCAGAACGAGAAGCGGAGAACACTACACTCGCTAAGTTTATTAGAAACCTAGAGAGTAGAATATATGCCCAGTTATCTAAACAGTTGGTAGACAATATGTTTAGTAACGAAGATGCAGTAACATTCGGGTCATTTACACTCGAAGGTTCGGTCGTATCGTATCAGGTAATGACGAACGATAACAACGAAGAATATATTCAGATGCGAATCACGGATACCGAAGGCACCGAGACTATTATCGAGATACCGATTGGTACAGGTAACTTTGGTTCAATAGACAGTGGAGACGATGATGCGACTCCTATTTAAGATACTACCGATTCTGTTTCTAGGTGGTTGTGCGACTCACCCAGAGTGGTCAACCGATATAACAGAACCAGAAGTGGTAAGGTTGCCGGCATATCAAGAGTTGTTGAATGTACCGCCCGCAACCCAGATGCCTGTTGTCGCAGTTTATGGATTCAAGGATCTGACTGGACAACGTAAGGCACGTGATGGTATTGCAGACTTCAGTACGGCGGTAACGCAAGGTAGTACTGAAATGTTAATAGATGCACTCAAGACTGCCGGCGGAGGAACATGGTTCCGTGTGGTTGAGAGACAGGGTATCGAACATCTGGTCAGAGAAAGACAGATCATTCGCAGTACCCGAAAAGAATACGCTGACGAAGAATCTCAGGGAGTAGGCCCGTTATTATTTGCTGGGATGATTATCGAAGGTGGTATAATTGGTTATGATACCAATATAGAGACAGGAGGTCAGGGTGCGAGAACACTGGGAATAGGATTTTCTCGGAAATACCGTAAAGATGTTGTGACGGTTTCTATCAGGGCAGTTTCAGTTTTGTCAGGAGAGATACTGTTGAACGTCCAAGCTAAGAAGACAATTCTTAGTTACGGAACAGGGGGTGACGTGTTTAGATTTACCGAACAAGGAACCCAACTAGTAGAGTATGAAGACGGTGTTGGTAACAACGAGTCAGTGACATACGCAGTACGAACGTCAATTGAGGCGGGAGTGCTTGAACTAATATACCAAGGTCATGACAGGGGACTTTGGAAAGTAGGGGAAGGACATCGACATCCTCATCAACACGATGGGACTAATGAAGGTCACCCCATAGGAGAAGAAGAAGAAAATGAATAAGTACTTATTAGGACTAGCGTTACTATTTTCTAGTTTTGTATATGGTGCGGCTTCTGACGATAACGAAATCAACATTGAACAATCTGGCGATACTTTCAGTTTACATATTGACCAGATAGGTTATGGTAACAAGGTGGGTGGAGATGACTTTTCAACATCATCATCTGCAAGTGTCATTACTGGTTCATCGTTGACTTTCGACATAGACCAAGTTGGTAACTCAAACTTGTTGTTTGGTACAGTTGTATCAGATAGTTCGACTTACAACATGTCATGGACTGGCGACACAAACTCATGGGATTGGAATATCGGTTACGTAGGTTCTGCCGACAGTTCAACTCTTGACGTGAGTGTTACTGGTGATTCGAATACAATGGACTTCGATCAAGGTTATGTTTCTAGTGCAGAACGTTTGGACTTGGATCTAACAGTAATTGGTAGTAACAACGTATTCGATGCAGACGTAGAGACTGATGACGTAACTTTCACTGTAGATGTAACAGGTGACGGTAACGATATCAACACTTTACAGAACGATGGTTTCTATCAGACGCTTACTATGGACTTAACTGGTGATAACGCAGACGTGGATATCAATCAGATTAGTGGTACATGCCCAGTAGGGGTTACTACTTGTAAAGGTGTCATAACACTGGACGTTACATCTGATGACGCTACTATCCAGATTAGTCAGAAAGATACTGCTGGCGACAGTTAGTACTATTCTATCGATAGGTTCGGTTAACGCAGAATCTATCGGTGGAGTGGTTGAATCGACAGGAGTCGGTTCATTGCTAAGAGAGACAAGGGATGTCGTAAAGGCAGATGTCGGTGAGGATATTCAACTCAACGATACTGCTCAGACTGCCAAGGGTAGAATGTTAATCAAGTTCCTTGATGATGCAGAACTATCCTTGATAGAACATACCAAAGTCTATATCGATAAGGTATACTACGATCCGAATCCAAGCAAGTCCAAGATGGTCATGAAGATGGCACTTGGAACTGCTCGGTTTGCTTCTGGTAGACTTGGTATGGTTGATAAGAAGAACATTGATATATCAACTCCGACCGCACAGATTGCTGTGCGTGGTACTGACTTCACAACGACCATTGACGAACTGGGTAGAACATTAGTTATTCTGTTACCAGACGAGAATGGTGATCCGTCAGGAGAGATTGTTGTATCAAATGATGCAGGGTCGATAACACTCGCAGAAGCATATTCCGCCACGATGGTATCAAGTGTATCAACACCCCCAACAGTAAAAGTTGTAATACAGAATATCACGCCAGCCGTGATCGATAACATGTTCATTGTCAATCCTCCCAAAGAGGTAAAGACGGCAATAGAAGAACAACTGAAAGATGATCAGAATATCGACATGGGTGCATTGGATGCCGACTTCCTAGAGTTTGACGAACTAGAAAAAACGTATGACGACTATGCTGGTGGAGATCAATACACCAGACTAGACTATGATGCGTTGAGTGGTGAGTTTCTTACGGACTTACAGGACGTGGTCGAAGAGTTAATCCGAACTATGGGGAGACTAGAAGATGCACAAGAAGAAGGACAAGGTGGTCGGGTAAGACTGACTGGCGCTGTCTGGGGAATCAACGAGGACAGTCAATACAGAATATTTGAGGAAGATGACGGAATCGTCTTCTATAGAAATGTCGAGGGAGTAATAGAACTAAAGTTTGTTGACGGTGGTAGTATAAGACTAGATACAGATGTAGAAGGTTATCGTGGAACAATCACCGCAGATGGTGGCGATGACAAAATAGTCTCGATAAAACAGAGAGAATGATGAAGAAAATATTATTTGTAATTTGTTTCGTTTGTTCATTGTCATACGCAGACAACGAAATCTTTATCGATCAATCAGGTAACAACTTTGCGATTGGTACTGAACAAATAGGTGCTAACAATAACGCCACGGTAACTGCTGATGGAACAAATCAACAACTACTGATTATCCAATATAACGATACTACAGTAGATAATGATGTAACAGTCAACACTACAGGTGCTGACAATGGTATCAAACTATGTCAAGGGTGTGCATTCGATTATCCAGAGAGTTACACTAATCACGACTATTGGTACGATAACTGGGAAGGTGGTGGTCATTCTATTGATGTAACTGTTACTGGAGATAGAAACGGCATCTCTGCTCAACAAACAAATCAAGGCAGTACAAACGGTCATAGTTACGACCTAAACTTAACTGGAGATGATAACGAGGTTACGACCATTCAACAGCACGATGGTGCAAAGACGATCAACCTTACAATCTACAATGACGAGAACGATGTGTTCATTCGTCAGAAGGGGGCGGGTTCAAACCACAGTGCTACCATAGAACTTGATGGTACATATGGCACGGACTTAACTTTAAAACAATTTAATTCAACAGCATCCTATACTTTACAGCAAAACTGCTTGACAGTAGGCGGATGTTCTGTTATAATAACACAACAATGACAAAGTGGTATAGTGTCATTCCTGTGATCGTTCTGTTCACAGTGTTAAAAATATCGCAGATTGACATCGTCAAGACGTTTCAATATGCATACTACGATCAGTTACAACAAAGTCACGAGATGGTCTCGGTGGACGACATTGTACTGGTAAACATAGACGAAGAAGCAATTAATAAGGAAGGACAATATCCGTGGCCAAGGCAGACAATCGCCAATTATATAAACCAAGCACCAAGCAATACTCTACTTGTATCGACAATAATATGGTCGGAACCCGATCGGTTTGCAGGGGACAAGGAACTCTCAAACTCGATAGGTCAAAAACCAGTAATACTAGCAGCCGCCCCTACTCGCCAAACTACTACGGTTGATCTGGGAATCTATGCCAACGTTTCTACGTTTGGTAAACCAGTTGACTCATTAATAGATTACACAGGACTACTCACACCTATCCCCGAATTGGCAATGATGTCGATGGGGGTGGGTGCGGTATCCGCAGAAGTTGATCAACCTACAGGTGTTCTCAGACGAACGCCACTCATGGTAGGAATCAATGGACAACCTTATCCCTCTCTTGGGTTAGACGCCGTTAGGGTGTGGATAGGCGAACCTTCATATACCGTTAAGTACAATTCTCTTGGTGTAGAGTGGATAAGACTGGGTAAACAGGATCCATTGGTCACAGAACCCTCGTCAGAGTTGCCTGTTGCGTTCTGGCACGACTTTAAATCTCAAAGTATACTAGACCCTATACCCGAAGGTAAGATAGCGATTCTTGGTGTGACAGCTGAGGGTGTTGCTAATCCAGTACCAACCCCAATGGGTGCAGTGTATCCCCACGAAGTTCAAGGTCATCAAATTCAGACCGTCCTTTCAGGTGTTCAAATACAGAGGCCCGACTGGAGTCTAATAGTTGAAGTGCTTTCGATTCTGGTAGTGTGTCTAGGAATCCTTGTATCGGTCTATAGGTTTCCCACAGTTCTTGGGGTGATAAGTTCGCTTTTCTTTCTTTCAATC